ATTAAACAATCTGGACATGAGTTATGACGCAAGGATGCGGAGGGCTGATGAAATGGGCATGACAACGCAAGGATACAGCGGATCAACCCATGACATAAGCAGTTTCAGGGGCGACATCTCAAACCCACAGAACGATTGGGGCAGAGGGACATACGCATCCACCAGCATAGATGATGTCAATGCAAATTACGCAGGTGTTGGGCCTGACCTGACAGGCAGGATTCAAACAGAGTCTGAGCGTGTTGCTGATGCCCTATCTGATTATCCAGATGAACTGCTTTCTGAGTATGGATTTACACTAGAAGATTATAACCGTGATGAGGCGGGTGTCGCTGAAGCTATTTCAAAGAAAATGCTTGTTGGTGACGCAGAGGGAGGCATTGTTTATCCCCTGCGAATCAACACCGAAAAGTATGCAGTGATTGGTGGCCCAAACAGCACAGTTTTAGATGTTGATTTATCCGTTACAAAAGGTTTAGACCCAGACAGCGATGAGTATTATGAAGCGCTCAATGAGGCATCAGGTGATTTATATCAGAAGGTTTACGATGCGATTTCAGACACCGATGCATATCAGTCAACCGATCAGATTGAAATGGTTATGTCGGATGTTTCTGAGTATTTGGCGGATGGTCAACTTGATTTAGACGACTTAGATAGTTCAATCAGAAGGCACATAACAGATGCTTATGATGACGCTACAGGGGATATACTGTCACCCGGTGGCATATCTGCTCAAGTTCTTGAGAATTTAGGGTATGAAGGCGTTATAGATAATACAGTAAATGAAAAATTTGGAACTCGTTTTCCCAACCCGTACAATCGGATGGAAGGCGTATATCCGGATACCCAGCATATAATCACCTTCCCCGGCAAAGAATCTCGAATCAGGTCAACGTATGCGGCATTTGACCCAAGCAAAAAAGGTTCAAGTAATATATTGGCAGGCATAGCTGGCGCTGGCGTTGTTGGTGGTAGCGCATTGTCTGGTCAGAAGCAAGAGCAAAAACAATAGCAGTATTGCTGTGTCACTGAACACAGTGTTACACTTAGTACAGGAACGTGACCTTATTCACGGCAATTTACCTTAAAAGGGCAAGACTATGAGCGAGATGCAACCAGACGACTACGTTGAAGAAATTGATGCTGATCCCATTGATGACGATGTAACGATAGAGACTGAAGATCCTGAAGCAAGTTATGAAGGCGAACAGGATTCCGAATCATCACCGGATGCTGGTGAAAGCCAAAAGAAACAAGTTAAGTTTGATGAAGAACAGCAGCGCATCTTCGATGAGGCTATAGGCAAGAAAACCTTCAAACTACGAGAAGTAGAGCGACAGGCAGAAGCCTTACAAAAGCAGCTAGAAGAAGTGCAGGCCAAACTTCCCAAACAAGAGAGGCCAGATGTCCCAGAGGCTCCTGACCCGTTTGCTATATCTGATGAAGAATACAGACGGCAGTTGCTAGAAAGGGATGAGGCTTTGAAAAAGGCCGCAGCTTACGATGCGCAGCAACAATACCTGCAACAGCAGCAGTATGAGTTGGCAGAGCAGGCTCGGCAAAAGCAGCAAGAGGCTTTAAACAGTAAGATTGAGAATTACGCATCTCGGGCAGCCAAGATGGGTATTAAAGCAGAGGAATTGCAGGTGGCTGGTGCTACTGTTAGCAATTTTGGTATTCAGGAAGAACTGGTCGGATTCATAATTGATGATGAGCAGGGACCACTGATCACCAAGTATCTGTCACAAAATCTAACTGAGTTGGACAATCTAAGGAATATGTCACCGATACAGGCGGCTATTAGGATAACCAACGAAATCAAGCCAAAGGCTGCTGCTCTTAAACCCAAGGTAAATCAGGCTCCAGATCCGGTGGACACGCCACAAGGCGCAGGGATTTCCCCTAAAGCCAAAGGACCAAAAGGAGCCACGTTTGAATAAGGAAATAGCAACATGGCTAACAATCTTAATAGTAACATTACCCGCCCGTTGGCGCGGGTGTTCTTGGATGCTTTCGAGTCAAATCGAGTAGTAACCAAAACTGTCAACACTCAACTGCTATCTGGTCGGTTCAATCCTTCCACTGGCTCCAACGTAGACTTTAAACGTCCACATGACTACAACAGCATCCGTACTTCTGGCGGTGACATCAGCTCTTCTACTAAGTCTGACATCATTGCTGGTAAAGCAACTGGTACTGTTCAGGACTACTTCACTGTAGCCACTGAGTTCAGCAACGTTCAGGAAGCACTGGAACTTGATCAGCTTGACGAGATCATCGCTCCTATGGCTCGCAGGATCGTCACCGATCTTGAGACTGATCTTGCTGAGTACATGCGCAACAACTCATCCCTGAAGTATGGCGTACACGGTAATGCCGTTGATGCTTGGGGCGATGTTGCTGGTGCTGGCGCTCTGATGGACAGCGTTGGTGTACCAATGTCTGACGACAAGTTCTACCTGATGAACCCGTTCACTACTACTGCTCTGGCTTCTGCTCAGAATGGTCTGAACGCTGCTGATGGTCTTGTTCGTACAGCTTGGGAAAAAGCCCAGATTTCTTCCAACTTCGGTGGAATGATGGCTCTTACTTCCAACTCTCTGAGCAGCTTCACTTCAGGTGCTGGTGCAGACCGCGCAGGCGTTCTGGCTTCAAACCCTGACGTTTCATACGTTGGCGCTAAAGACACCATGCAGCAGACTCTTGCTGTAAGTGGCTTCACAGCCGGCATGGTAGTTAAAGCAGGCGACATGGTAACTATTGACGGTATCTACCGCCTGAACGTTGCTACTCGTCAGCCAATGATTGATGCTGCTGGCAACAATGTCCTGTGGACAGGTGTTGTGGTTGCTGACGTTACTCTGACTGGCGGCGCTGGTAACATCGTTGTTGCTGGTCCTGCTATCTACGAAGCTAACGGTCAGTACAACACTGTATCTTCAGCTCCTGTTGCAACTAACGTTGTAAACATCTTGAGCGCGGCTTCTACCCTGTATCAGCCAAACCTGTTCTACACTAAGCAGGCATTTGGTCTTGGTACTGTTAAGCTGCCTAAACTGTACGCTACTGACACAATTGCCACTACCAGCGATGGTATGTCAATCCGTGTTACCAAGTACGCTGACGGTGATGCCAATACTCAGAAAGTACGTTTCGACTTACTTCCTGCATACGCCACGTTCAATCCGCTATTCGCGGGTCAGGGCTTTGGTGTATAACTAAGTTAGGGATAGGGGGCTTCGGCCCCCTTGAACTTTACTATGGCGAAACCATCAAAGGGTAAGGCAAAGGTTAAGGTCACAGCTTCTGGCAAGAAGGTAAGTTATGGTCAGGCTGGAAAGGCAAAGGGTGGCGGTCCACGGGTAAAGCCGGGGACAAGTAAGGGTGACGCATATTGCGCTCGATCTGCTGGTCAGATGAGAGATTTTCCCAAAGCAGCCAAAGACCCGAACTCTCCACTGAGACTTAGCCGTAAGCGCTGGAAGTGCAAAGGCACTAAATCAAAGGCGACATACGAATAATGGCTACAGTAGCGCAGGTTGCAAAGGCATCACTACAAAGGATCTTGGTACAGGCATCTGAGAGTTCATTAGAACCAGATGAGTATCAGGATTTTATTTTTGCCATGAATAATTACATGTCTCAGCTAGACGCTCAGGGTGTCAGCTTAGGCTATACCGAAGTAGAGAATTTGGCTGATGAGGTTACGATCCCAGCCGGCGCTTTACGCGGTCTAATCGCTAACATGGCGATTGAAGTCTCTCCCGATTACGGTGGTGTTATCAGTCAAGGGCTGGTGGTTGCCGCGCAGCAGGGATTGCAGACTATGAAACTTCTCGGTCAGCGCATTGGTAAGACAGCGCTGCCATCCACACTACCCATAGGATCAGGAAACGAAGATCAGCAGTGGGGCATCAGTGGGGCATTCTACCCAGAAACAGAGCAAGACATTCTTGCCGAAACCACAGGCGCGATTGGCTTGGAGAACAATACTAATGGTTGATAGAGCTAACGGTAGGAAGAAAAGTAATTTCGTTGCGAAAACGTCTGTTGATGCTGGTAGCTATGTTGATTACTTTGTAAATGGGACAAATTACAAGATTTCTTATGACAACTTTGTCTCTGGACTTGGTGTCACAGGTAGTATTGTGTCTGAGGGTCCGGGTGTCGCTACGCCGATATTGGACGTTGATGGCTCGGTAAATAAGATCAGGGTCATAGAGAATGGGTCTGGCGTGAAGGCTGAACTATCTCCGAGCAAT